GTCAATAATAGCGGCCTGATAATGATGGCCTAATGATGAGTGGATAAAGTGAGGCCGCCGGTGGCACAGACACCGACGGCCTCGTAGACAATCGCGGAGCTGCGACTACATCGGGAAACCACCATCACGAAGGACAGCGACAATCGAAGCGAGTTCCGCATCGGTGAACCCTCGGAGTTCGTCGTCGTGGACGATGGACACCGTACCGACAAGGCCGCCACCGAACAGGTACATCGGCGCGCTCTCGGTTGCCAACGCGACCACATCGCACGCGGTCAGGTTCATCGTTGGTTCTGCTTTGAGCAGCCCTTCCTCGTCGCAGATAATCGCAACAGGAACGCCGGCAATCTTGCCGACAGAGGCCACTTCGATCATTGAGCAATCCGTCGCAGCGTAAAGACCAGAGAGGCCTTCGCCGCGCTCTACCACCGACACCTTGCCGGCTTCGACTTTGACTGCGTGTCCGCTCATTGTTTCCCCCTTGTGCTAGGTCAGGAAGTCCCCGACTCCCGAACAATACACGACCAGATAGGCCGCGTCAAGCCTTACAGCAGAGCCTCCGCGCCAGACTCCATCGCAATGTAGAGCGCAACCTGTCGAGCTGCCTCGTCCGAGGTCATGTCGAAACAGAACACCGGATACCCTGCGGTACAACCTTCGGAGTAGTACTGACCATCAGACACCTTCCAAAGAGTACCGCCAAAGTTCACGCCGTCCTGCGTCATCAGCGCGACCCATAGGTCATCGCGCAAGTTCACGCGCAGATACCCTGCGTCGCCAATCTCGTATAGCTCCTCTGCCCTCATCACTTCACCTCTCTTACATCAGGCACGAAGTCGGTCGTGCCACCGAATCCTAGCACCAACAGGACGAAGGCCGCAAACGCAGCCACTAGAACCGCCCCCTTGATGATGAGCCGCCGGTGCTGCTCACGCTGCCACGCAGCAGACTCCCGCAGGTACTCGTCCTTACGGCGCGGCGGCGCGGACTTAATGTAATCTCCACAGCGAGTCATGCGTAGTACTCGTCCTCATCTGCGAACGGATACCCTGCGCCTTCGAGTACGGCATACACGCACTCCGCAATCGCCGCCCTGTAATCCTCAATCGTCCCGCTCTCTGGATAGAACGCACGGAAGTCAATGTCCGGAAGGTCATCAGGGGTCAGGCCGCACTTGGCCTCAACCTTGCGCGCTACCGCAACATAGAACTTGCTGAACGGAACCTTGACCACTTCCTCGAACTCGCTCATCTCTTACTCCTCTCTGTGTCTATCGGGAAGCCCCGACACCACCACCTTACAGCCGCCAGACTAGTCCGTCAAGCCCTCTTTTTCGTAGGTGTAGGCGTGCGGCGAACCCGCATCTCGCCACGCCTTCATCTCAACGCGCCACTTGTGAGGCTCGTCGATGATGTCTATGGCGCGCTCTATGGCCTCATCTGTGGAGGCACCGATGGCAAAGTTGCCACCGCGCACAACCGCACGAACAAACTCAATCACTTCGTCCTCTGTGAACTCGTAGAAACTAAATGTCGCCATTGTCCCTCATCTCCTCAATCCTCTCCTCTGTGAGCGCAGCGTGCGCCGCGTCAGCATAGCACTCAACGCAGATGGCCGACTCGTACTGCCGGTCGTCCTCGACTTCGGTTCCGCACCAGATACAAGCGTTCCTGCTCATGACTTCTCCTTTGCCAATCTCATAGCAATCGCTACGGCTCCATCATAGTCCAACTCTACTTCTCCCACATTGTCGTCATCAGATTCTACGACTTCGAACCAAGGATTATGTATCCACTCGATCAGGCCGTCCTTCTCTGCCGTACGGAGCTTGTCGTCCGAGTCAATGCCAACATCATCAAGGTCGCTGGTGTAGCGCAGCACGGCCACGCTGCCATCTGGGCGCGTGTAGTTGATACGCATTTCTCCCGCTCGATACACCTTCACATCACCAGAAACCCAGACGGCAAAGCAATCGTAGGAGTCAGTATAAAACGCTGCGTCGTTCCTGCTCATCGCTCACTCTCCATCGCTTCATAGCACTCGTCGCATAGGTACAGCGACTCCTCATAGGCCATCTCATAGCCGTTCCAACCGGTCTTGAAGGTGCGGAGCTTCGGCGTGCCGTGTGGTGCGCCGAGTCCCGACTCACACTCCTCAATGTGTTCGATAGTCGTCTGCTCGTTCATACTTCCTCCTGTGCTACTAATCGGGAAGCCCCGACCTCACAAGCCTACTAGATAGAGTAAGGGGAGTCAAGCGTTTCACCGCTCGACCCCCCAGACGATTTACCACCACCGAGTCGTCGTCCACTCTGGCCTTTCGTGGCCTCCACGACTATCGCCTTGCGGCGGAGTCCTACACCTTTCAGCTAGACCCTTGTTTAGTGAGCGGCGGTGGCCGAACCTAAACCTTTATCGTGCCGTTTCGTATCTCCCTCTGTACCGGTATTGGCCAATGCTCGGTACTCGTTCGATACTGCGACTTTTGTTATTACAGCTCCGGTATTCGCCAACCTCGCATGAACACCTTGTCGCACTTATTCGGCTGCGGTCGTCGTTCCAACTCTACTCACCTAGTTCCCGAAGGCGTACGCACAACGGCAACAGAATCATTATGGGGTCTGGGGTATCACATTGTCAAGTAAGCAAATGATAAGGTCAGGATAAGAAACCTAAACAAATCGCGCAAGGCCGTATCGAGCTGCGGCCAAAAGAAATCCCCGCCGATGGGAGGAATCCACCGGCGGGGGTCAGGCCTAGTCGGTGGGAGGAGCCACCGAGTTAGGCGTATTTAGTTATCGCGGACGAACAGGCTTGGATTGTTGGAGCGAATCGAAGTGTAGCCCTCACCACCCGCCGCGACGACCAAGTGGTCAAGGAATACCAAGTCCATCAAGCGCGCTGCGGCCTCAACATCTTTGGTCAGTTTCACATCTTCGTCCGAAGCAAATGGGTCGCCAGATGGGTGGTTGTGAACCATCGCAAAGCCGACCGACCCAAGCAGGATTGCCGAACGCATTATCTCCCCTAACGCGACCGAAGTTCCTGTGGCTGTCCCCTGATAGATTCTCTGAATCCCGATGACATTGTTGCGACCATCGAACGCAACCACGAACAGGGACTCCTGCGACTCCTCTGCCGCAAACTCCCTGAACGCTGCCGCAAGTTCGCGTGGCGACTCCACGCGGAGCTTCTTGGTGCTAACGCTTGTTGGCGTGCGCTTCATCACATACTCGTATGCGCTCCACACACCGGTTTCTGCGATTGAGTTCCCCTTACGCTTCCTCATCGTTCCTCTCCTCTTGTTGCGCGAAGCCGCCGACTGCGCCGACGATAAACCTCGCTTACGGATTGTCGCAGACCTCTTGGCAGAAGTCAAATGCTTCGATGCCTAGCGAGTTCGTGCGCCAAGTCAAAGTGGCGTGCGTTGCCATACTCGGCGTGTCCATCAAGCCACAACATCTTGCCATCAACAAACTCCCACTTGTAAAGAAGGCCGTCCTCACCTTCCCAATAGAACTCGCTTCCGTCCGTGATGAACGGAGCGGCGGCGGCGAAAAACAACTCCTCTTGTCCTGTCTTGTTGTCGTACGCCAAGATGATAAGGTCGCCGTTCTCTTGATACTCCGTGTCGAATCCCAACTCCGCGAATACGGCCTGTGTGTCTGGCAGCGTTCGCAAGTCAGACGGCATCCACGAGAACCAACGCGCCGTGTAAGTGCCGCCGCTAAACGAGCCGCCCCTCTTGGCCTCATCGGGAATCTCTTGGAGTGCCATCAGCGCGTCATACGCCGGAGCAAGATTTCCCTTTGCGATTCGAACGCTACCACTACCCTTTACATAGTATCCCATTGTCTTACCCCTTCCTACTCATACTTGACGAGGATTTTCTCTCCCTCGTCCTTTGGCAACTCTACCACAAGTCCGTAGTATTCGCACGTTTGCTTTACGAGGTCGAGCGCACGCTGACCGCCTGACCAACCGAGATGGCACTCGTCTGGTTCGCCTTCGCGGTTCTGGTCGTGGTAGTAAATGATGATTGGTTCCTTCACATCGTCATCATCCGCTTGCGTGTAAAGCTCGTGATTCGAGCAAGTATTACAGCACCAACGACCAAGTTCTTGTGGCCCTAGCACATAGGCCTCTGTGTCCAAGTGAATCCTGACGAGTGCGTCGTCCAAGTGCGACCAGAACTCGCTAGCCATTGTTCCTCTCCTCTCCTACTACCCCCCCCCTAGTGGGGGTGGGTATCCAATCCTACAACCTACTTTTACAATCCGTCAAGACCTATCGCCGGGGGTGCTGTTGAGCAGCGCAGCTACATACACGGCAAGGCCGAGCATCAGCCCCCAAAACACTTCGATCATAGAACCTCACAACCTTTCAGATCAGAGCAGATGCGCAGATACTCCTGCCACATACGAACCTCATTAGCCCACGCCTGAATCTCGTCAGGATTGTTCAGTTGCTCCTCGTTTGCGACAACGGACGACACCACTTCTAGAATCTCCTCGTCCGTCTTGCTCGCAAGGATTTCTGCTGCGTCCTCACACTCCCAGTTTCGGATGACCCGACCAGAGTTGTCTACAAGGTATTCGTTCAGGAATCCAACGCCAAGCTGTTCGTTCAGTTCTCGAAGGATACCCATACCCCAGATGTTCATACGATAGTAGACGGTGGACGGAGCATTGACGGCGTATGAGCCATCCTCCTCAATCCATAGGTTCCTCGACTTCTTGGCGTACGCTGCCGCCTTATCCCGATCCTCACGAAGCGAATAGATGTCGTATCCCATACTTCCTCCTAGCACTTCCTATACCGACAAGTGTCGGCAAGGCCACACTAGCAGCCCTGCCGACGACTCGTCAAGTACCTATTTTAGTCGCTGCTGCTTACGCTCGTATTCCGCACGAAGAGCGGCTAGCTGTTCTTCTGTCCACGAGGGTAGTGTCCCCTCATACACGAACGGCCTACCGGCCTCTTCGAACGCCCAGTCAAGCCACCCTGCCTCTTGGAGGAAGGTGCGATTCATTCTCGCGTACTGACGAACTCGGCGACAATACCCTGCGTATCGCTCATAAGCCTTCCGGTATCTAGTGAAGGCCTTATAGTCTTCGGGAGTGAAGAGCGGCTTCTGCTGCTCCTCCATTTACTTCCGTCGCTTTGCTGTTGCTCCCGCACGGCGCAACACCGTATTGATGTATTGCGCGCTCGTGCCATACGACTCACCAATGAGTCTAAGCTTCTCGCCTGCGAGGTATCGGGAAACAATGTCCTGTACCACCGAAGGCGTGAATCGCTTCTTCTTTGTCGGCGACACCCCCTCAGAATACAACGCATTCATCACGGTGCTGATTGAGCATCCGAAGTGAGTTGCGGTTGCGTGAATCGTTGTGTCGTTCCTTTCGACATACTGAGCAATAGCTTTGTAGTCGAACTTGCGAAGACGACCGGCATTGACAATCCGTGGGCGCGATGGCCCAATCTTCTTGACGATTTGCTGAACCCTCTGCCGTGTGAGGCTGTATTTATCAGCAACAACCTGAAGAGTTTGTCCAGAGAAATACTCGTTGTAAATCTCTTGATTCCTTGTGGTTTCCATTTTTTTCCTTATCACTACGCACTGGGAAACGCCCAGCTCGTACCACGATTGTAGACGATTGAGATGCGCGCGTCAACAGTAGAAGAGCGGCCTATGGTGTTGATTGGGGGCGCGGGGGAGAATCGTCGAATGGAATACTTCGTGGTGTATCGTCCTGGACAACCTGATACTTGGCACATTACTTCGAGTGCCGGGTTCTACGACATCGCCCTGACTCCAATGGAAGCATTGACGACCATTGGCCGCGACGCGGAAAAGTATGACTCCGAGTCGGAGAGCTTCGAGTTCAGTGTGCGTTGGATAAACACACCTGAAGGCTTCGAGTCTCCAGACCCGGAGGATGTGCCAGAGATTTACCCTAGCAACGAGTTGTCTAACTAGTCTTGGTAGTAGGTTAGTCCTTCGTCATCGGCAGCCGCACGGAGTTCATCCATGTATTCCTTTGCGGCCTCGTCGTATCCAAAGATGGCGACATTCGCGCCGCGCATCCCTTCGACCCATCCGAGTACGACATTGCCGTGCCGCTCGTGTGAGCGGAACGCATCGCCGTTCAGGAAGATGTCAATGGACTCATCCTCGAACCCTTCCATCGAACCGCACAAGGCCTCATACAAAGCGTTGCGCCCTATCACTCCTGCGAGCTTTGGGTACACCTCGCCGTACACGAAGTCCTCACCCGCATTGGTGATGTCGTCAATGGTGTTGCCGTCAATGTAATCCCTGAACGCTGCTTCTACCATCATCCCCCCACTACTCCACCGAACTCATCAAGACAGAATCGCTCATACGCTGATGGCGGAACCTTCTCGTAGTCCCGCTCATAGCCTCGCGTGCCGTCCTCATCTGGGAAGTACGCTTCGTCTGGCATGCTTGCTTCATCGTCGTACGACTCCTCCGACAGCATCGTGCCGCCAGTGTAGACAGCGCGACCTGCGAACCCCATCCCGCCTTCGCAGAAGGAGAACTCAAACGAGAGCGTAGGGAACTGCTCGGCCAACGCTTCGACCACCGGCATTGGCGGAGCCCACGCGGTATCGAAGTGATAGGTGATGTGCGTATCCTTGTGCCGCTCGATGTGAGCCTCACTCGCACCCCACTTTGTACCCCAGTGCGCGACATTCCAGTTCCACCACCAGTCAGGATGGCGGCTGTATTTCGCAACCAAATGCTCTGGGCAAACTTCCACCTTGCCATCAAAGTCAAGGTCGAATGCCGACTTGATGCTCTGTACGGCCTTGTCGGTAAACACAATAGACTTGCCATTGACCAACCACTCGCCCTGTGGCGCAACGAACCCTTCAGTGAACGGCTCACCAATCGCAGGTGTCGTTTCACGCCACTCTGGCTTACAGCCGCACTGGAAATGATTCTGCTCCTCGTTGATGGAGTAGAACCGCGTGTCTGGCGGTGGGACAATCGCAGCGAAAGAGAACACCTCTCCGTCGCCATCTACCCTCTTGACCAAAGCGTTGATGTCCTTCGCGTTTCCGGTGATTGAGAGTTTATTCACGCACCAGTTAGGCATCGTGCTGTTCCTCCTTGTCGTTCAGGTCAGTGATTTCTTGAGCAACGAGTACCTGAACCCCTCCGTTGCTCGGCAAGTCTAGCAGGCTCGCCCAATCCCAGTCTAGTGGATGGTCGTACGATTCGTCAATCTCCATTCGCAGGACAATCATGTACGGCTTCGTCATACGACATTCACAAGCTTCTGGCACGACGCGCAATCGTCGCGCTCTTCATTGCCAAGCGCAACTTGCGCCTCATGGAGCCGCTCTTCGCATGTTCCCTCATGCTCGCATGTCATCGGCCCATTCACTGGGATGTATTCGACAACTGCGTCCATGAACGCATCCTGCTCACTGGCCTCCCATCGAAGGTTGCTCTCGCCGTAGCAGATGTCAGCAAGCGGATACTTGTCGTTGATTGTGTCCTGCGCGGACGAGTAGTACCGAATGCGAAGACCTTGGACATTCGACTCGAAGAGAATCTTTGGCTCTCCGTTGTCGTATCGCGCAAGGAACACCGCAAGTGTCCTATCGGCCGAAAGCTCCTCGTCGTGAATCAGTTCCCACCTGTTCGTCATCACTTCCTCCTGCTATGTACCGCAAGTGCGGCATCTATGATGCTAGGGTGTCTTCTTCCACTTGTCAATCTCTTCTGCTCGGTGTGGCGCGAAGGGCGCATGGTCTCCGCACTCGCACGGCGCGCAGTTCAGGCAATAGACCAGATAATCGTCCGGAATCTCTTGGCTAGCTTCATACGCTCCATGATGATCGTCGAAGTCAAGGACATCAAAGCGCGTGTTCGGCTCGCCGTTCCAAGTCCCGATGACCTTCTCATCAGGGTAGAACAGGACATCTTTACAGGTGAAGCATGAATCCAGTTGGCCGCTCATGATGCGTGTACCGCGAGCATTGACTCGGCCTCTGAAACCGCATACTTGTAGCCAAGGAAACCACCGCACGACTCGACCATCTCGTACTCTGGGTGGCCTTGCTTGCCGCACGGCTCGCGCTTCTCGACGACGACATAGTAGACATCGCCGCGAATCGCTGAATCCATCTCCTTGACCTCGGCCTCCGCTTGCGCTTCGACCTGCCCCTGCGTGTATTCCTTACCGAACCATGCTTCGGCCTCTGGCGCACCGACGGCATAGAAACCAATCATGGCCGAGTCCCAAGGGTCGTTAAACGAACCAAGGCTAATGCTCAAGCCAGAGTGCGAGAGTCCATACACTGGCACGCAATACACGAACTCACTCTTATCGAACTCATAGGTGTTGTCGCTATTCGGATAAAGCACGACATCAGCAGGGAAGCCGTAGTCTGCGGCCTTCTTGCCGGTGTAGAACTTGCCCATGCGGTCGCCCATCATGTCCAAGTCGTACCCTTCGTCGAACTCGATGCGTGCGCGATACTCACCCTTCTCGATGACTTCCATCACTTCCTCCTACTACTACGCGGGAAGTCCCCGCCATCCCATCCTAGAACCCTAGTATCATCCTGTCAAGCATCACAACCGACGGCTACGGCCTCACCGGAGATGTCAATGCCGTTCGGTGGGGGTGTGGGGGAAACCACGACTTCCCGACCACACACAACGCACGAAGAATAAGAACTGATGTTCCACCCTGAACCTGCTAGCGGACTGAACTTGCCGAGCTGATGGCCCCTGGCCTTCGCCGACTTTCGTGCGTCCTTCCTGAGCCGTCGAGTAATGTTTCCCATGATCCCTCCTACAAGGTTGTATGAATGCCGTCCTCATCAACCCACTCGGTCTCAAAGACTTCCGGCATTGCGTACGCATCCCAGTCCTGAATCGGCGTGTTCTCCGCAATCATCATGGCTTCGCGTCGAGCTTCTGGAATGTCCTTCGCCTCGACTTCGATGTCCAGATAGAGCGGGTACTGAACCTTGACCGTATACTTCATGATCCGAACACTCCCTTCACGATGTTTGCGCCGACCCAGATGACCAACCCCCAGAACCCAACAGACAACGCAAGCGAGATCCCAAGCACCAAAACAAACGCAATCAACCTACCCATTGTGTTCCTCCCTAATAAACAGGCGGCCACCGCCATTCTGCTCGTCATCCATAGAGACGATGACTTGATAGACCACGCCATCTAGTCGAACCAACAGCACGGGGAACAACGAGTCCGCACCGGCATCGCCGACATAGCCGCCGACAATCTCCCCGCCTTTCAGCGGGTTGATCATCTCGGTCATGATGTAGTGGTGTTCGTGCTTCTCCTGCGGAAGCTTCTGGCGTTCGACCAGTAGTGCGTCATGATTGATAAGCGTCATCATTACCTCCTAAAAAAACCATCCTGCCACAATGATAAACACAATCCAAAACCAAAAGTTATCCATGCTCAACCCCTTCCTATTGCCGTATGATACCACAACGCGATACTAGGCGTTGCGGAGCGCGAGTGCCTTGTCCGTCGCATCCATCATGAGGCCGGTGAGTTCCTTGACCTTCTCGGAATCTCCGTTCTCTTGATACTCCGACAGCGCATCGCTCGCGTAGGCTACGACTTCCTCCCATGCCGCGAGCTGCGGCTTGGAAAGCGGGGTCTGCCCGGAGGCGTGCTCCAAGATGTACCCCATGGCCAGTTGACCACGCCCGAATAGGAAGCCTTCGAGCAGTCCGTTGCTATAGTGTTCGCCGACCATTATCTACTCCTCTTCTCGGCAGCTCTCGCAGCCGTTCTCATTGCCGCATCCGCACTTCCAAATGTTATAGCAGCTCTCGCAGAGCGGTTGACCACTATGTTCTAGGGTCTCACTCCACTCGTCGCCGCAGTTGCCGCACGGCTTATAGTCGTCATCCTCCGGGTTCATCACTCCACCTCACAATCATGCCCTGCGAACCACTCGCTCGCATCGGCATCATTACCAAGGTCGAACACCCGGCCGCATTCTACGCACTGGGTCATACACCCTCCTACTACTACACGCCAAGCGGCGTAGCTCAACCATAAGGCCTAGGTATCACGCCGTCAAGTAGGCACATAC